CAATTTTGAGTTTAAAGTAAATCGGCTAAAAAGACAAGAGTAAATATATGTTACAATTTCTTTACGAATTTGTCACTTCTCGCCACCCTGCAGGATAATCAGCTGGTGACCAAACATTGCCGTCAATGGTGCTTTCGTAGATTTTGCCGTTAAATGTGACCCTGTCGCCGGTCATGTACGGGTTCGTAGAATCAGGCTGTTCCCACTCCCCAATATCTGTGCCTTCCTGACCAGCAAGGATTTTCGCAAACAGCGAGGGAGCGGCTTCGGGTGTCCATCCCGCCTGACTGCTGTGTGCCTGTAAAACCTTATACAAAGCACCGTTGTACATTACCCTTTTGCCGGTATCATAGAAAACATCGTTTCCGCTCCACTCTGCAAATAGCAAAGGCATTTCCATAGCCTGTTCATCGTCAAGGGTATCGGCAAGCGTGTCTATAGTTGAGCGCAGTTCTGCCGCCTTTGCCACATCCGCACCGCCGAGCAGAATCTTTCCTGCTTTTGCAAGCCTGTCCTCTTCATACACGCCCCTGTAATAGAAGTGTCCCGTATACGTTCCGTCACCGTTTGCAACAGCCTGAAAACCCTGTAACGTGATAGCGGTGATTTCCTGCTGTTTGCCGTTATCATCAGCAAGTGTAACGGCAGAAAGGTTTTCCGCGGTCATTGTATCGGCAGTCTGTGCAATTTCGCTGATGCTCTGGAATGTACCGATGAAATCCTCATGCTCTGCGGAAGTGAGCGAAATTGTAGTGCCATTTTTAAGCGTTAAAGTGTACATGCTTAACTCCTTTATTTGTTGCCCCTCTCCACCTTTTTAGATGGAGAGGGTTTGTTATTAAGTACAGAAGCCGAGAGCCACGCCATAGGCGTTGTTCGCAACGTAGTTGCTCGAGCCGCCATTGCTGTTCACATAGCGGAAATTGTTCGTGACGTACGCAGAACGCAACCACCAGACCTTCGCGGAGCCATTCCTCTTTTTGATTCGGGATGCGCCGCTAGTGAACTTACCGCTATACACTGCACCTGTGGTCTCATAATCAGTGCCAAAACCAACCTCATGGTTGGAAGGAATCCAAACATCATCCGTAGTGGTCTGACCGTTTTTAACGAGTGCACCGCCTGTGTAAGTAGACTGAATCTTCGTAACAGGTACAATCGCATCCCTGACAGTCTGCGGAATAAGAGGTTTAATAGTGGTCTTGAGATAATCCCTCATGTCGCTGTGTTCCCAACCACCTGCGGTATAAGCGGTTTCGCCGTCAACGGTTTTGGAAGAGGCGTTCATGACGTGCGTGGTATTCAGTTGGTCTTTACTAATCCACGTAATCTTCGCCTTCCCACTGCCATCAGCCTTATCATCTTCATCAAAAGCGACTATCTGCATGTTCACAGTGCCTTCACTACCAAAATCAAGCGGCTTGTAGTTACCAATCTTGTATTTGGTCTTATAAGTGTCCGCATCAATACTTGCAATGATGGTATCCCAAGAATCAGTAATCTCTACGTCCTCAACAGGACTGCCGAATTGCGCATAGCAGGATGTATCGCCCTGAATGTTTGTCGGTGCAGGTTGCCAACCTTCGAAGGGATAGTCCTCTGCACTGCCATCGGGGGATACGGGTGTTGTGCCGTCATAAGTAGTTGAACCGCCGTAGGGAACGCCTGTATCAGTTTCCAGAAGAGTAGACCCGTTGTAGAAGCGGACTGTGTATGTCCTTGCCTGTGCAGTGTAGGCGGCATAAATGGTTCTGTCGGCTATAACATCCGTCTGTGCGTCTGCGTCCGCTGTAGTGGAGTTCATGCTCTTGCTCCATCCGACAAATGTAAATGTGTTTGCGGCTGTTGCAGGTCTTGTCGGGTTTGCAGGCGGTGTATCCTGCGGAACACCATCAAGGCATGTTACAGCTTTGTAAACGGTTGCGCCGTCATAAGAAGCATAGGTGAGCACGCTTGATACATGGTCGGCGGCTATAGTTATGTACGGATACCTTGCATTATATTCGGCAATTTCTGCACCTGTTAATGATGCCGTGTGGATTTCGCCGGATACCTGCGCAGTATCATAATCGTGGTACATCCATTCGCCCGAAGCGTTCTTTTCTCGTGATACGCCTCTCATGGTGTCCAAGAGGTCAAGGAAGGAGTCAATGGCTGTTGCATCCTGCAATTCAAGATATAAGCCTTGGATATTGACCTGAGAATTTGCCGGAATCGTATTGAGGATTGTCACAGGATTGACCACTGTTGCGTCCATGTTGGAGAGCATGAGCCTTGATACATTCGAAAAATCGGGGCAAACAAATTCTGTCAGCTTATTAAGGTTAATAAGCGTCAAGGTTGTGATTGTACTCGGCAGGTGCAACTTCTGCACGGATGCGCCGTCTGCAAGGTCACAGCCGGTGATTGCAGTGCCGTCAAAGTATGCTTCTTTCAGGCGTGGCGAGCCTTCGAGGTTTACAGTGATTGCAAGGTTCGGGCAGTTGCGCACATCAATGTACTCAAGCAGTGCAGAGTTCCGTACATCAAGTGCTTTCAGATTTGCATTGCTGTAAGTCGGAGAAGAATCGCCGATTTTGAGTCTTTGCAATCTTGTTGCCCTTGAAAAATCAAATTCATTTCCATAAAACACAGATAAATCGCCAACATCTGTAATCAGGTCAGCAGAGTAAATCCATGTCTCCATTTCTGTTACACCTGTTTCAGCAATATATGGAAATTCTGCTACTTCTCCAGCATTTTTTCTAAGAAGTGTAGGTGTAGAACCGCCACCAAACCGTACAGCGATATAAAGGTCTATAGCCGCTTTAAGGCGAAGTGTACCACTGTTAAACACACGCATAGAAATTACTGAATTAACTGCATCACCAGTAACATATTTACTATCCATATATCGAAAACGGTTTGTTAACCACCATTTTCTCTGCTCCTCTTTATTACCTTGGAGCATAGTCAAATAACGGTCTGTACGAATAAGATTACCATGCTCATCGGTAGTAACTGGGTCAATAAGTGGTATAAGGTGTTTATAATTTTGGTCTTCATTGTAAATAGCTTCGCACCATTGTCCTTGGTGTTCATGCGCACGCTGTATGAGAGTTTGTGCGCTCCACATACCGCTTGTACGAAGTTCTCTATACATTTGTGCAATCTCTCCACGAAAGGCATCTCTGAGATTGCACCAAAGTACAGAATCTTGCGCATTAAATACAGGAGCATCCGTCCCGCCACTATCTCCACCGCTGATAATAGACGATACAGTATCAGTATCCTCTAACGAATAGCCAAACATAAGTACACCTGAATTGTTTGTGCCCAATGCGGTGTCCATATCATATGGTTGAAATGTTGCTTTACGTCTTATAGCCATAGCCCCTCCTCACGATACAGCAGTGCCGTTGAATCCAATAAACATATTTTTAGCTCTGCTATCAATCATCGTGAATTGCTCTGTAAAGAGGTAGTAAAAAATTGCTGATTGTAATTCTGCATATTGTCCAAATTCCGCTCGGAACTTTGTTAAACGATAAGCAGGGGTATCTTTAGTAAATGTAATGTCATATACTTTACTATTGCCTTCAGTACGTTCAACTACAGTAAAACTTGTATCTCCAAGATAACTTGATATTGTTGTAGTTGTGTTCATAGTATAAGTAATGGGCGATAGTAAATTATCTCCAGTTGCTTCATCTCTCCATGTAGATTTTACCCATGTAAGAAGTGTGTTTAGTTGGTCAATATCTCTATATGTGTCTGACGGGAATCTTGCTTCAAAGTCATCATACCAAGTTGGATAGTATTCCTGCTTCTGTTCATCCCATGATTGAGATGTGAAGTCGTTGTCTTGGAATTTGACGTTTGAAGAGTTGTTGCGTTCCCATTCCCACGATTCGAGCGTATTATCATCACCATAGCCATATGGTGCAGGCGCACGTTTTGGCAGGTTAAAGTTATATTTTCCGATAAATTGTGTTACACCTGTATCAGTATTATGCCAGAATACAACAACAGGAATACCTTCAATACCCCATCTTACTTTGTCATTAGCCATCATTTCAGGTGTCTTATACGGACATGTATCATTGTAGAACATCGTAAGTCCTGTGTTGTTCCAGCTTTCAATGGATGCAACGTCCGCTTTAAGAACAAATCGGTTAAATGGAATAGAACCTGTTCTCAACGCATAAGAAGATACTGTGCCGTTCGGAGTAACAAATCCATTCTTGAACTTCATATCAAGATTCTTAACATAGTAAACCGAAGAAGATGTTCCTTGTCCATCAATTTCGCAACCATCAAAAGTAAAAGAACGAGAGGGGTACATAGCATTTGTATAACTGCCAAATACTGTCTTTTTGTCCCCCTTAAACTGCGGAAGTTCGGGACACTCTATAATAAAGTAAGGCAAACTTGCTGGAATATTTGCTGTAGTGATTGCGCCTCTTGCATCGTAAACATTGTTACGAGTGTACCTTTCAAGCATGAGCGAGCCTACTTGTGTATCCGCTATCCAGTTATCAAGTATCTGTTGACGATTAAGGTCGCTGTCATATACTCTGATATTATAAATATCTATTCCACAATCATCTGAGCCAATAGTAATGTTGACTGGATTAAGTTGAGAGAATCTTTCACCAGATGCATATTGAATAGCCCTTGACATAATGCCGTTGATATATACCAAGATAAGCCTGTTCTCTGATTGTTTCTCAACTACGATAGACAGACGAATATGCTCATTGTCCTTGTATAATGTACTTATACTTGTTTGTGCGCCTGAAAATTCTACCATCTGTGGTGTTACTTTAAGACCTATATTATCAGCAAGACACGATAATAATGTAGCATTGTAATTAATAACATCACGAGTTGCAAACTCAATTTCAATAGTTTTACCAGACGCTTTAAAATCTTCTCCAAATAGTTTATAAGGAATTATAACTCTTGCTTCATCATTTAACCGAAGAACTGTAATATTATCTTCGTCAGTTTGCCAACCATCAAGCCTCCATGTAAAACCAGAAAATTCTGCTGTAATAGAACCATTCTGCCATATTTCTGGATGTGCTTCGTTATTACTACGACCTTGCGCATTAAGATATAATACTAAATCTTGTGTTTCTGCTTCAACATTAATAGTGGACTCGGTAACTGTAAATGTAATAGTTTTAGATACATTACCGCTTTCAATGGTAATACTCTCTTCACCTACTTCATTTGCTTTTATTGTATAACTCTGTTCTGTACGGTCAACAGTCTGAGTGGATATAAGTATATTTCCTTTATAGATATTTATTTCAGAAGTAAGGGATGCTGGATTATATACTGTATATGGTATTGCGACCGATGTATATTGTGCAATTTCTGTTGTATTAAATGAAGAAATAATGACTACCGTATTATTAAGCGGTTCAAGATAAATAAACTCATAATACAGTGTATTTGAACGAACTACTTCACCATTAATATTTGCAGTAAAATATGCAGTGAGTGAGTGCCCACCGTGGCGCTGTGCAGGTATGCTGAGCGAAATCTGCCTGTTAGAAAGGCTCGTTGTCTGTGTGGCAACTTCTGTGCCGTCTATCAGTACATGAATTGTTTTATCAACACTTCCGACTGGCGTGCAGGGAAATGCAAACGCACCTGTATACGGTTGTGTTGTGTCGAAGGTAGAGGAAATGGAAAGCGCAACGGATGTGACTGTGAAGGTAGTTGTTTTACCTTGGTCATAGCTGTCAGAAATCCTCACTTTAACTTTGTTGTTGCCAGACGCAAGATACGGCGCAAGGTCAACAGACACATTACCCTGCGCAATCTGCATTGATGCACGCACAACGTCATTAACCGTGATTCGCATTGTGCCGTCACCTGTCGGCATTTCGTCCTCAATGGATGACCATGTAAAACTAACTGGGCACGCTGAACCCTCTGCAATAGTTTTAGAAAGCCATCCAGAAGTATTTTCAACGGTAAGCACTGCGGCAATAACATCACCGCCGCCTCCACCACCCCCACCGGCAAGCGGGATACCATTTTCAGAGCGTACTCCCTTGTACGTTGGGTAAACATAGTATGTGTCGGGGTCTTGCTCTAAGCCCAAATCATCCGGATCAATGGATACATCGTTGAGCGCCGCTTTCACCTTTTGCATCTCATTGTCGAGGTAGCCCATGTGGTTTTCTGCGTTATTAGCGGTGGATAACGCTTCTGCCGCAGTTCTATCCGCTTCTGTAGTAATAGCAACTATTTGGTTTGCTTTAGCGTCAATTATGTCAATCTTTTCTTGATAATCTTCCGCTATTTCATTAAGAGCTTGTGTTTTGTTATTAGCTATAGCTGTTTGTGCAGAAGCCGTTTCCTGTTCAATAGTTTGTTTGGCAGAATTCATTGATGCTTGTGCTTCTGCGGCAGATGCACTGGCACTATCAGCAGAAGCAGATGCCTCATTAGCCTTAGCCAAAGTGTTTTGATAAACAATTTGAATATTACTACCTTGTTGTTGTACAGCCTCAAGAATAGCTTCTGCGGCACTATTATAATCAGTAAGTTCTACAGTAGAAACAAGTCTAATAACTGTACCAGTTGTAGTACAAATATATACAGCTTTGCCATCAGTTGAATTTGGGTCACCACTCTGAACGATAGCAAATTCGCCAGGCTTCATTTTTGTGGGGTCAAAGTTAGTATATGCTCCCCGTCTATTTTGAATTGCCATAATCTCACCTCGTTATGTTTATTATAGCACGTTCTAACTTTTCAAGTCTACTCTTTAAATCTTCTATTTCCGCTTCTTGGTCTTTTATCTTTTTATCTTGTTCTTGTATAAGAGCCAACATGCCAGGGATGATTCTTCTTTCATCCCACGATTCAATTTCTCCAGTTTCTTGGTCATGAATGACAGCGGATGGATAAATCTTAGCAACATCTTCTGCGATAATACCAGGAATTACTTTTCCTTTCATATCTGCATATTGAAGATTATGGTCATCATTCCATTCAAATTCTACAATAGGAAGTTCAAGTAACTTATGAGCATCACGGTCAGCAGAAAGCTGTTTTATGTTATGCTTATAGCGAATAGAGGAAGATGAACTCATCTGTATTGTTGCGTCATTATACTTTAAACTACTGGATGTACCAATTAATTTTGATTGTCCAGTAAGTGAAAATCCTGGTGTTCGTTGTTCTTCGGCTGTGGATGACGCTGGATTCCCAAGTTGTATCTTTCGTGTGCCAGACCCCGGTATATGTATATCTATAAGATAAGTTTGCTGTGCAGTGTTGTAACCATTTGTTACATAAAATCTGGACCTTGTCACACTTACAACTTCACTTGTAATATTTGCATTTTTTACTGTAGAATCTTGTACAGTTGATGAGTCAATATTAGCATTTGTGGCAGTTAAAGCATTTATGGTCGAAGTGTTAGTAAATGAAACATTTGCACCTTGTGCTACACCCAAGTTGCCATAAATATTAGCGATACCAGTAACTGTTAATTTATTTAAATATAGTGCATTATTTCCAGGATAATTTGATGCGTTAAAAGCAAGTCCGTCATCTCTAAGAATAAGTGTTCCAGTACTTAACATGTAGAAAGCATAATTATTTGCACTGGCTGATTTATCAATAGCACCAGTACCAAAATCTATCATTTTTTTCCAATAGTTTTGCGTATAAATTTGCTCTTCTACATTCGTGTTATCTGGAAATATCGCATATTGTGTTAAAATCTTGTCATTATTATTTAGATATTTTATAGCAAATCCATATTTTGTTAACCACTTAACTACACCTTCTACTTGATAATACTGTAACCAATCAACAACACCTATTCCACCAAATACCGTATTATTGCCATCCATAGCAATAAAATTGCCTTGTATAGACAGACCATCACTATCTATATGTCCGATAAGACTATTATTTGCATCATAAACATTTAAAATACCATTAGTATTATTACTACCGCCTAATGATAATGTTCCGCCATGAGCATAATCAAAGAATAAGTCCACAGTAGAAATTATATTTGCAAGCCAAGTGCCATCAAAAGTTGCACCATACCAAGTTGTAGTAGCATCATTTCCAGTATAATTACCAGTCATTGCAATTCCAGCTGTACTTAATTTTAGCACAACTTTAGAATCTGCAAGTAGTGGTTTATCATGTCCGTATATTATTTCACTTGAACCTGTAGCTACTCTTGTAAAATATAATCCTTTACCATTTACAATTTGTTCTTGAAAATCTTCTTCAAGTTGTTCTCGTAATGTTTTTTCTCTATTTAATTGGCGTTGAGATTTTATAAGAGCCTTTGTTATTGCTGACATTCTGGAGGAACTGTTTTTACCTACACTTTCAGCACCACAAACAATTTCTTGTGGTGTTGTAGGATTAAAGCTAACTCTTGTAATAAGAACATTATGCTGAGTGCCTTTTGTATCCCAAACATAAGCTATATCACCAGCTTCAATAGTAGGGTCGCTTGGATGCGATACATTACAAGGTCTAAATTGTAATCCGATTAACTGCGGCGCAAGAAAATTAAGAACACTTGTATAGTTATCAGCAGTAATAAAAGGATTATCTTTAATTTCTATTACATAATCGTCTGTTCCTCTAAGTTGTGTTTCAGACGTATTAGAACCATCTGTTTCTACATCATAAGTTACTTGTATACCAGTAATAACAACATCGTCTACAGCAATGTTTTGGGAATTAAGTGTTTGTATATAATGAATACCAGTATTTTCTGTAAATGCTCCGCCATCAACAGAAGTCGGGTCATTCCAAGGATTAAATGTCCCACCATCTACAGTATCGCCTGTAGCATAGGGAGAAGCAGAATCAAATATACCGCCATCTGTATTATTAGCTTGTTCTGTAGCAAAAGCATCAGTGTTAAACCAACCAAATTCAAGTTTACCATCACTATTACATCTTGCAAAACAACCTGCAATAGTAGCACACCAACCAATGACTTCTCTGTACGTAGTATCATCTTTCGGTGCAGAAGGAACTATGAAATTCTTATTCGGCATATTCGTTAATGAGGAATCATATAGCACACCACATTTAGTACATGCGTCAAGAACAACATCATAAATAGTTGTGGAACTTGTATAGATATTATAAGAAGCATAATCTCTATCAAACTGACACATATTGTCTAATAGTTTTAATGTAATAGTAGACTCACCATAAGTCGGTTCATCAACTGTATACTCGCCTAACTGCAATTCATCAGACGAATCCGCACCGACTAAATTAGTCTTAACCACTACTTTAGCATTTTTAAAATCATAGTCGGAGTATATTTCATCATTATTGTAAAGTGTTACATCACAGCTATTAATAATAGTAGAGCCGAGAGCAGAAAAACTATTATCTTCTCCAACAGCATCGTCAATATCAAAGCCACTATCCATTATGTGCTCATTAGTGACTGTAAGTTGTGTGTTATTAGCAAGCGTAATAAGGAGAGTATTCTCGTATTTACGCTTATTCTGATATAACATTTGTTTATAAGCCGTTGATACGTTTCGCATACTTTCTCCTTAAATTTGAATAAATGTAAGTTTAATATCTTTCCATGTGTTTTTATCATCAACCAGATTCATTGCCACAACACTACGTTTTCCTACATAATATTCACCAGTAACAAATCTGCCAGGAATACGTGGGTCAGCATGTGTAAATGTAAACTGTTCTTTCCCATCTATAGCGTTTAATAAATCTGCCGCATCTTCCCACGATAATTTCTTCCACGTACAGGTGTACGTATCCTTGACAGCAACAACATCTTTGTGCATTTTGCCATCAAGGGTACGTCCTGTATTCTGTGACGATAAATCCTCTACATCAAAAGTATATTCTGTAGGCGTGGGAATAGCTACACCGTTGATTTTAAAGGGTTTTTCAGCAATCATACTTTACCTCAACTTTTAACTGGATTATATCGTCTGTCTAATAAAGAGTTTCCTTTATTTACGTGACGAGCCAATTTCTCATCACCGATATGGAAATCAATGTTCATATGTGTTCTAAACATATCTGTGAGCATTTCTTCCAATTCACTTCTTGTTACCATATCACTCTGTAAAGATTGTAACACATTTAAGAGAGAGCTTAAAGTATTTTGGCTGTTATCAGAGTTATTAGCAACATTACTCGGAATAATTTCACCCATTGCAATGGGAGGGAGTTTTATATTCTTTGCAGAATCCACAAGACTCTTCGACATTGTTTCTATAGAAGAAGTCGCCGCACTCTCGTTATCAATAATACCGACTCCAATACCTGCTGGAATCATCTCACCAACTTTTTCAGCAAACAATTTAGAAGGAGAACCAATATCTAAAGCATTACATGCGGCATTAAATAAACTGGTGGCTAAGTTCCAAACTTTAGTTTTTAACCAATCCCAACCAGAGTTAAGACCATTCCAGATGCCTTTTATAATGTCATCACCAATGTCAGACCAATTACCGCTATCTAAAGCATCATAAATACCTGATTGAACTGATTCAGCGGTACTAACAACAGAATCTTTTAGACTATCTATACCTTCTTTTACTTTAGTAAGAGCATTACTACCAATCTCAGACCATTCACCAGTTTCAAGTGCAGTATAAACTCCTTTTTGGATTGTCTGTGCTACAGTTGTAATAGCAGACTTTATAGAGTCCATACCTTCTTTCATCTTAGTGATAGCTGTACTGCCAATCTTAGACCAATCAGCAGTTTCAAGAGTTTTATAAACACCAGATTGAATATTCTTTGCAGTAGTAGTAATAGAAGTCTTTATAGAATCCATTCCTGACTTCATTGCGTTTATCGCTGTACTACCGATTTTAGACCAATCAGCATGTTCTAATGCAGTATATACTCCCTGTTGAATTGTTTGTGCGGTATTTGTTATTGTAGATTTTACACCATCCATACCGCTTTTAACTTTAGTAATTGCGGTACTACCAATATTATTCCAATCTCCTGAACCAAGTGCTGTTTGTACATCTGTATTAAGCTGTTCGGCAGAAGAAGTAACTTTTGGTGTTTCGTCATCTGCACCAGATTGAAAACCGCCTATAACAGCAGAACCAACATCTTTAACTTTTTCTGCTATACCGCCAGCAATACCAAATACTTTTTCAAGTCCGCCTTTAACTGGGTCTGCAACATGTTCTTGTAACCATTCTACAGGAGAACTAAGTTTCTCTGTAATTCCGTCCCAAATTCCTTGAATAATACTTGTACCAGTTTCTTTGATATTTTCAGCAGAATTTTCTTTTATGCCGAAAGCACTAAATATTCCATCTTTAATGGGTGTAAATATATGCTCATTAATCCAAGCGCCGATATTAAGTATTGCATTAATTATACCTTGTAAAATACCTTCAAGTATCCACCCACCAATCGGTTCCATCTTCTTTGACGGTGAGCCCATATCAAAGACTGACATGATAGCGTCATATATTGGTTTAAATATATGTGTTTCTATCCAAGTTCCGATACTAAGTAAAGCATTAATTATGCCTTTGAATATACCACCGATTATCATTCTACCAAGAAGATAAAATTTCATTAATTTTAATTGTAATTTTGCGGCGGCAATTAATGTAATTGTATTCCAAATATTTTCTAAAAATTTCTTGACTTCTGGAGAATTTTTTATGTAATCCCAAATCTGGCCTACAATATTCTCCCAACCTATCGTATTAACTGTTTTTAAAAAATAATCGAGTAAGTCATTAAGCAGTCCAAGTAATGTGTCTGCATTTTCTTTCCAATCAAATTTTTCAAAAAATCCGTCAATAAAATCTATAATATTTTGTGCGATTTCTTCAAATTTAATGGTTTCAGCAAAACTTTTCAGCGCATCAAAGAGCCCTTGTAAGAATTTGCCAAGAGATTTACCGTTTTCTTTAGAATCAGTTTTTGCAAAAAACAGTCTTATTGTATTGGCAATATTTTTACCAATTTCTTCCCAATGTCCTTCCATCTCATCCGCAAAACTACCAAGAGCATTAAAAATGCCATTAATAAATTCTGCGGCTGTTGTTGCAAGCAACACATACGGGAAAGTTCTTATACCTTCAATAACGCCATCTGCAAATGCTGTACCAATATCACCCCACTTTAATGTATGCACAAATCCATACGCACGAGCGAGTAATGCACTTATTGCACCAGTGAGAGTTCTAAATACAGCTTCCCATAAATCAGGTTTTGTAATAGATTCGTTTAATGTTTGTGCAATACCAACACCAACTTTACCAAATACTTTATATATTGTTTCCCACTCAATAGTATTTAGTGCATTAAGTATTGTAAGATATATGTCTTTACCTAAGTTCTTAAAACCATCATATGATATAAATGTATCAAGAAAAGCATCTAACGTGGTAAATACGATATTTACTACATTTCCTATTGCTTTGCCAAGTTCTGCAAAAGTCTCATTAACGCTTAAAAATCCGGCTAAGAAAGATGCTATGATTTTGGCAATTCTTGTTGTAACAGCTTCAATTTGTGGTACAGCTTCGTTAAAAGCTCTCAATAAATCTCCAAGTTTTTTACCGAACAGTACGCCTAAATCATAAGCATCCGCTTTTTCCCAAATTTCTTTTAACATCTCTGCTAATTTGTTATAAAATTCGGGAATAGCTAAAGTTTCTGATGTAACACCGCCACCGCCGATGCTACCACCACCGCCACCGCCGGAACCACCAGAGCCTCCAGAACCGCTATCAGAACTACTATCAGTTGGCTCTTTTAAGATTTCAACATCATCGAAACCTGCAAGAGTTCTTTGTAATTCTTTCGCCTCTTTATTTTGTTTCTTAGTTGCTTTTGCCGCTTTATCTGCGTTACTTGCAGTTTTACCAACAGAATCAGCATAACTTTGTTGAACAGGTAATACTTTTGTATACGTTGATTGACCTGACAGCGCGGCAATTAACATGCCAATTTTAGTTACGGCTTCTGCAACAAGATTTATAAAATGCGTAAGTATAGGTGCAACAGCTTGAATAATAGGAGCAAATGCGGCGGCAAAACTACTCTTTAAATTATTCAAAGCGTTCATCATGCTGGACATAGCCGCATTAAACGGTTCAGATACTTGTGCTAAATCACCAAAGCCTTCAAACAGTGCTTTACGTAATTTATTTATAAGACGATATAAAGAACGAGCGCCGAGTCCATATTGAAGAAAAGCTCTGCCTATTTGTTTTATTGAAGGAGCAGAAGTATTTGCTTGTTTACCTATATTTGATATAGCGTCTCCAAGTTTTCTAATAGGGCTTAAAAATGCGTTACTGGCTAATTTAGCAATTTCTTTTACGAGAGCTTTTATTGCTGATGCCGCAACATTAACAGTTTTTGTAAAACCATTTTTAATAATATTTGAAACTTCATCAAATGCTTCTTTATATGCACTAATTACTTGTTTTACGCCAAATTTAAGTACAGAGTAAATAGCCTGTACATATGGAGGAAGTGTTTTTACAAAGTCATCTAATGCACCCTCTAACATTCTGGGTAATTGAGATATATTTTGAGATATATTATTTCCTATATCAACAATGCTATTACCAAAGTTTTTTCGTAAAATATCTCCATAATCCGCTGTATTTAAATTATTTACTTCTTGATTATATTTTCTAACATCAACCGTAGCTCTATTTAACTGTTCCTCAAATTTTGTTAAATCTTTATCGTATTTATCTGTTGCTCTACCACTTATAGGACCTTTACCTTGCTCATTTAATTTATCCATTTGTTCCTGCATTTCCTGCATTTTATTTTTTGCAGATTCAGCAGAGGCTTCAAGTGCGTCTAATTCGTCCTTTTCTTTTTGAATAGCAACCCAATGTTCAGATTTAATAAACCCGCCTTTTTCCTTTAGCGCCTGTAATGCGTCGGCAGATTCTGTCGCTTGTGCATTAAGTTGACTCATAGCAAGTTCTAAGTCTTTTGATTGTTTTTGTAATTCTCCTACTTTTACGGACCATTTTTTTGCAAGGTCAATACTATTTTGTAATCCGGTTGTATCTGCCGCTTTTTGATAATAATTTGCGACCGATGCGGATCTGGCTAATTGTTTATCAATTTTGTCTTTTTCCGCGGCATAAATTTGATACTGCTCTAAATTTTTATTAATAATCTCGTTAAATCGTTGCCAAGAAGCTGTTTGCTCCGGTTTAAGTGTAAAGTGTTCAGTTAAAGCGGCAACACGTTTTCTCGTTTCATCTGCGGACGCAGTTAATTTTTCTAATTCCCGTCTGGCAGTAATAAATTTATCAAGTGCCTTATCGTATTCTTTAGATGTTATTTCAGAATTTGCTAATTTATCCAAACTCTCCTGCATTGAATTTAATTGATTATAGTCCTTAATCAATGTATTAAGCAGTTGTTGCATTTCTAAGGTTAGTTCTTTACCAGCATTTGCATCAAATATAGACTCAATTTTTGAACGCAGGTCATCCGCGGCACTATTAACATCATCCGCAGTAAGTCCAATACTTATACTGACATCAGCCGCCATTTACATCACCTCCGTTATTCCAAAGCTCGTTGAATAATTTATCTGCTTCTTCATCATCTATAGTACGTGCGTTCCAAACAAAATATTCTGGATTTTCGTTTTTAAACTCACGTTCATATTTTTCTAATTTTTTACCACGAGAAAGTTTATCTCTTATAGACAATACTGTTGAAAGCAGTGATTCTCCAACAGCAGAATAATATCCCATAAATGTCCACCAATGTATATAAGGCTCGGCACGAACTTCTTTATTTGCTACTTTATTAATTGCTGAACATATCATTTGTGAATCTTTTTCCCAATCTATAAGTCTATGCCTCATATGTTTACCAACAGATTGGTCTTTACCACAATTAAAGAAATTATACATCTCAGTAATTGCTGTCTCTAAATCAGGAAATTTATTTATGTCGGCAATAGAATTTATATCTTCATAAAAAATAAGGAGACTACAGAATACTCTCTCTTTGGGATTGAGTTCGGCATCCTGTAATGCTTTAAAGCAATCCAAGACCATTCTGTAGTCTCCGTTATTTCTTATGGGAAATTCCTTGCCTTCGATAAAAATCTTAGTAGGAATTTCATACATAATTATTTACCTGTATATTTACTTGTATGAGCTTTCATTCTATCGGACATTTTACCAAACTCTTTTTGAATATCATCAGCATACAATCCAAACAGAGCGTCTAATATACGTTCAAATTGAAATTCGCCATTGTGCATATTATAAAGAGCGCCAGTTGGTACACAAATGTCTGCTATCTTTGCATCAAAAATGAAGTCAATAATTTCCCTCATTTCTTTATCAATAGCTTGTAGAGCATCGGTAAGTTTTCCTATTGATTCTGGCGTAGAATCTTCGGCACTATCATCAATGTCAAAGCCTTTTATACCAAGCTCATTAAGTCTCGGATATACCTTTTGAAGCCGTTCAAGAATTGTTAAATCAGCGGTATCAAGTTCGATAATTCTATTATCATCCCCGTCAATTCTGATTTTCTTTTTCTCTACAGCTAAATTAATGTCAATTACATCATTTGTTTTCTTTCCCATATTTTCTCCTTTGAATCAAATTTAATTAGTCGGGAGTGAATGTAAAGTCATCACTCAGCTTATCAACTGTACCAGTAGTAATGTTATTACTGTAGTATACAGAGATAGGGAAGTTGACATTAGCATCACCACCAATGCTGTTATAGGCGATTGTGCAACCAGTCTGTTTTTCAGCGGCATAACCCTTGGTAGAATCACCAATAAACGCTGTGATGATATAAACAGTAAACTGGTCAAGCTCACTGATGGCATTTCTGCGTCTAATGTCATTCAGCTTAGCCGCAAGCTGAGAGCCGCCAATGACAAGGAACGGGTCGAAGTCCTGTTGAGGTTGAGTTCTATTAATATCGGTATAGTTAATACCAAGAATATCAGTAGTAGTTTCAATATCTGCATTATAGTCGATAGAAGAATCCTCAGTTCTACGACCAAGAATCTCTCGTACTTGTGTACTACCTTCTGTCCACTCAGCAACAGTAATGAGCAGTTTACGTTCAGCTCTTTGGTATGCAGGAAGATTTATAGGAGCAACAGCCATTTGAATTACCTCCAAAGTTTTTTACTTGTATCAATGTACTTTATTTGAATAGAAGTGGAATATACAGCAAGCGGTGGGGTTATTTGTTCATCTATTCCTTCAAATTTTGGTTGTTCTGTAGTAGTTTCAATAGAATCTATAATACAATCTTCACCAAAATCAGGAAAGTTTCTTGCTTCATTTTGTTCTGTTATCCACTCTATAAGTTTTTGAATATCTGATAAATCAGACAGATTTTCATTTTCATATCCTGACATTTTTACAACAGCAATATCTGCCGCAGATTTAAATGTCAGTATAGTAAAAGTATAGAGTTTTTCAACACTACCGTCAATAAAATTTCGATTGGTATACGTATCATTGGATTCTGTAAAAAATTGATTAGTGTCATTTTTCGCATTTATGAAATTAAAGTATAATGGGCTATTAAGAATAGTTGGGCATGTAATAATATAATCTATTACAGCTTGGTTTTTATCTACTCTCACGTTGCACCTCTTTCTTCATAAGTGGCTCTGCATAATCAATTAATTCATCAAATCCAGAACTTCCTGGTTCAATAAACATTGTCCAGTAAGATGTAGTACCAGGCGTGTGTCTTTTCCAATTAAAATCATCTGCGTCATGCTGATAACGAGCATAATAAAATGTTTTACCAACACTTGGATTACCCCAAACTAATTGAGTTATTCTGGATGTTTGTCTTACATAAGCACTTCTACGCAAATCACCGCTTTTCATTGGAACATACGGCTCTACAATTTTAATAGCTTTTTCACCAAGTAATCGCATAACATCTGGATTTTTAGTGAGTGCAATTATAGGACCTTCTACACGTTCTTTTACAGCTCGTCTAATATCACTCGCATAAAGTCTAAGTGTAACTTCTGCCATAATTATTTACCACTTGCGAAATAATGTTCATTTCCTCTGTGACCAGTATTATTAGACCACTGTTGTATTTCCATACAACCTTGTAATCCTTTATACTTTTTCAGCAAATCAGAAGAACGATGACCTGTCTGATACTCATTTATATCATCTGCAACTTCACCCTTTACAATAATGTCGCCTTCTCCTAAAGTAAAATAGTTACTCATCTTATCATTAGGCACAGCAATCCAATCTTGTTTTTCTAAGAACTTATCATTCTTTGGTATTCTACAGATAATATTATTTGTATCTAATACAACATTACCTATTACAACTTTATTACCAGTAGCTTGCCAAAAATTATTGTGAAGAACAGTTCTATACCATGTAACAACTTGTGTTTGTGGATCTTCAAATTTATTAAAAATTGTAATTGTAGTGTCCCACCAAGGTCCGAAACTATTCACCTGGATACAGCCCCCTAAACAACACTTTTCGACCTAACGAGTCTTTAACATCTTGCAAATACATTTTTATAGTATTATCAAGTTGTGATTTTAACACTCGCATTGCCATATTACCGGTTATTACATTATATGTTGACGATACGCCATCATTAGATTGATGTGCCATTAAGCCAGCTTTAATGTTGCCATCTTCGTCTACAGCGTCAACCATAAGCACCTTCTGTTGTTTATCTAATAATTCTATTAGTTTATACATACAGCGTTTTACTGCTTCTGGATAAGACTGTTCATTTTTAAGTCGACCAAATGTCCACCAATCTATTTGAGCCCGTGCTTCAAACTCTAACTGTTCAAAAGCGGTGGCGTCTAACGCATTAATATCACCGCCGAGATTTTCATATTCTTCATAAGTGAGATACATTAAACGTCACCGCCTTTACTAAAATCAGCCCTTGGAAAGAATACGTGCAATCGGAATAGCTTTCAGATTGATGTATTTCTTGTTAGTACCGCCGGTATTAACAAGCTCCCAGTTACTGCCAGTAGCAAGTTCTGCGTCTGTAGGAGACAGAGTTGAGATATTGTTGATGCCGATGAAAGAGATACCGTAAGGAGACCAGCACTTTCTCTGTCTGCTATACAGAGTGTCTTGACCACCATTGGTCTTAGGATCACGGCTCATTTCAGCAGGAACTTTTGCGCCACAGTTAGTGTACTCAATAGCACCATCACCGAAAAGATATGTGACATAAATAGGGTCGCCGTTACCAGTCTTTTCATAATATGTTGCAATAGCAGAATCAACAGGATTCTCTACAACAATGTAGGTGTAGTTGCCAGAAGTACCTGTACGAGTGTAATAAGTCTTACCTGCTGTAACAGCAGTATCAGAAGTAGCACTGAAAGTAGCTGTAGACGGGTCTTCCATAACAGGCATGGAATCATCAACGATAACGAGCTTACCATTGAGAGTAGCCATACCAGTTTCTCTCTGCATACCATTCTCATCATTGTACAGCATGTAGGTGAGAATACGAAGGTTCTCAAGGTTGGTTGCTACTGCGGAGTGCATAATAGCAAGAGAGAACTTGCTCTTGTGGTCACCACAAGCCTTCTGAATAGCAGTATTAACAGTAGTACCATCCATATAACCGGTATCACCATTGCTGTTCTGAATAGAAGTAATATCATGGGTGTGGGTAGCAACAAATCTTGCACCCTCAGTGTCACTCATAGAGAAAACACCAGTAAGAATAGCAATGATTGTAGCTTGGTCGATTTCATCCCAATACTCAGCAACCTGCTGTGCAACATTCTCCATGAAATCGACACCACCAGTGATGTCGTAGGAGAAGTCCTTCTCAGTCCACGCTTGTGCACGGCCTGCAACTACACGGCTGTGCGAGAAAGTCTGCGTGGTTTGAGATGTAATGTCAGTAACACCATCGTAGTTAAGCGGAACAGAACCGCTGATAAGACCTTTCAGAGGAGTAGTAATATAGTTACCACCAACTTGGTCTGCCATTGCACTGGCAAGGTCTTGACGAGAAACGATGGCACGAGACTTTAAAAGCTCGTTCAGTTTCAGATTCGGAACACGGTCAACGTATTTCTGGAATACTTCACCGTTAAATATTTTACTATCAAATTGGGGATTAGGCATAGTATTTTACCTCTTCTTTAGAAATTAATAATTGCGTCAGGATGTTCGTTTTTCATCTGCATTAACTGTGTTAATGTAGGTTTGGGCGGTGCAGGATTACTTGTCGGCTGAACAAATGTAGGAACTGGAGCAGGTGCAGGTGCGGGAGTTTCAGCTACAAAAGCATCAGGGTCGCTTTGTGCATACATAGCTCTAAAATCATCTGCGCCAATCAGTTTGCCATCTTCAAATTGAAGTTTCTTGGCAATCATCTGATTCTTAAAATCGTTCTTTGCCGCTTTACTTGTGAACTTCTGACCGTTCACATATTCAGTTACCGCAAACTCATATGCCTGTTGTCTAAGCTGTTTCTGATACTGTTTTGTTTCAGTATCATACTTTTGACGTAAATCAGCAAGGTCTTGTGACGCTTGTTTTAGAGCTTCAATATCACCAGCGTCTTTAATTGTTTGCTGTAATGTTGCAAGGTCGGTGTCACGAGTTTGAATTGTTGTATTTAAGGTGGTAATCTGCGTATCACGATTTGAAATATCATCATCATATTTCTGTTTAGATACATAATGCCCTTCCGTTAAATCAACGAATTTTGCTGTACCCATTGCGACTTGAAACTGCTCCCATGTGAGAGTTCCGTTTTCAGCTTTGTCAAATACTTCCTTAATCGTCATTTTCAATTCTCCTCATACATTCTTTTTATATCTGTTATTTGTATATCCGCATTACAGTTTGCGGAGAATGTGCGTTCTTTAAATGTCTTTACGCTGGACGATTCTCATTAATTCATGGGGGAGAAACTTCTCCCCCACAAACCAAGGAGAAAATATTGAAAACTTGGTACTCCCCGTACCTACTTTCATTATATTACAAGATTTCACATTTGTAAACATTTTTGTTAGTTTTTACTACCAGAATTGTTCTCTTTTTTCATTTTTGTCTCATCTGATTTCTTTATTTTATTATCAGGATTCTGACCATTCATAACACGATTATTTAAATCATATTGATTCATCATAGCCATTTGCTGATTTTGTTGCTGTTCAGAATCTATTTGGGCAAGAGCTTCTCTTGCTTGACGTTCAGTTTCACCGAAGTACCACATTCTGTTCTCAACTTTACTTGTAAGACCATTCTGCATTAACAGAATACGTTTTTCAAGCTCTTCATCTGCATCAACTATAATACTATCATCCCATTCAAAGGATACATCATAGTCACCTTTAGGAGTAATATTATAAAGGTCTGCATATACATTCATAATGTATATAACATCTCTTAATGCTTCTTCTATTGCCGCTTGAATGTCAGCATTGGTTTGATAACTTCTCTGTTTGAGAATCTTTAACTCTGTGGCTGTACGTGCTACATCTGCCGCATCAGATAGTGTACCTCTACTAATACCACAAGTATCTTCAATACGCATAAGTACAGTATTAAGGCCATTAATATAGTTTGTATCACGTAAAGAAGGAGCAAAGGGCTGATAAGTGTCAGATGCCGCACCAAGGTCAATCTTACGATATAAACGCTCCTGTAACATAGTTAATCTCGTAAAATCATTGCCATTGGCATCATCGACCTTTAAAGCATCTCTATCAATGTCTATTGCAAGTGCGCCGCCTTCATATTCCCAAAGCAGTGTGGAGTAAATAAAATCAGCATTTTTTATAAGATTAACAGCACGAGCAAACCCAGAAACACCAAGCGGACTTTTTGTGTCAATAATATTTGCATCCGGCATCCTAAAGTATGCAAACATAGGTTTTGTTACATCTTTAATGATTGTAATTGGCTGAAAGTCCTTCCATTCTGGAACTTCTTGAAGCGATATTTCTTTACCAAGATTACTCAAAGATAAATCTCCACTGTTAGAAGTGGATTTATACGCCTTGTTTATAACTGTAACAACATTATTATCCCATTTATGATATTCAAGTCGATGGAATGTTACAGCTTTGTCTTGCTTTGTCTGAATGAACGCCGCTTCTGTAATTTTACCTGCGGGTGTAAAAGCAAGAGGGTAAAAAGAATCCGCTTGCACAAATTCAAAATCAATCTCTGTAGTAGGTTTAATATCAGATTGAACTGTATAAGAAGCAGTGTCATCATCTGGTAACGCATTAGTAACTATGTACGGTTTTATTACAAGCCCGCCCTTTGCAATGCCATATTCAATTTGTTTACGTAATTGTCTACGTAATTTCTTATACTGCCGCTCTAAATATTCTGCTCTTTGGGTGTCACCAATAGGACGTTCTTCTGTTTTAGTTTTAGGAGGCTCAATAGCGGGGACAGGAAATTTCTCACCATCCATATCAGTAGCATATGTCTTTTCACCAGGATAATCTGGATTAGGTATTTCTACCTCTTCTGTAGGAGTAGATATTTCAGATTCAAATTCAAGTAACGCTAATCGAGCCTTTTCACTTGCAATCATAGTAGCAAGTCCTAAACTGGCTATACGAACAGGATTATTTTCATCTGGTTCATGAAGCCAAGACGCTTTATCTTTATACATATCTGACCACATATGGATAGCATCTTCCATTTGTGGTGAAATTGCATAGTTTAAATTTAACTCTTTTTCAATGTCCTTACTGCTTATCATTCCAAGCATCTCCCTTAATTTTGCTATTATCGTATTCCATATGGACATTATTTCTTCCTCTTTTTACGACGCTTTATTTCTCTATCAGTAGTTTTAAATCCTGCAGACGCGGCTAATCTATTAGCGTCCTTAACAGAGTGAGTCCTAAATGTTCTTGTAACCTCAATACCATTAATAATTCTTGTAAACGTATAAGAGTGAATACCAGAGCCTTTAAACTCACGTTTTGTACTTTGTCCACCACCTAAACCTTCAGTTCTATTACCAGCTACAGCAGGATGAAATTCTCGTGCAACTGGTAAATGTTTTCCATTGCTTTCGCTTTTAGCCATTATATCGCCACCTTTGTACTAATTAATCGTTTATGCACAATATTACCTTTTAGTTCTTTTGATAAATCTTTTCCATATAATAACACACACTCTGGTTGCAATGTGTCAATTACAAAATTCCAATTACTTTTAAGCGATTGCCATTTAGCCCATCTGCCTTCACCCATTGTAGATATTGCGATTGTACTATGCTTTGGTATACCATCTAAACAATATTGTAAACTATCTGCGTCACTCCATGTTACTGTTGGTATAACAGTAATTCCATTATCTTGCCAAAATCTACCACACCAACGATTTCGATACACATTAAATATTTTTAATGCTCTTGGCATATTAGCATACGGGCTAAAATCTGGCGAAAGTACAAATTTAAATTTGCTTAATATTGGAAGATACCTATCTGGATAATTCCACACACGTTCAAATTGATAGTCATGTAAGAAAAAATGAACTCCGATATTTTCTGGATTTTGCTCTTTCAACGCATAATTAAATCCTTGAATAGGAATATCTGCTAAATCATCTATATGTACTGGTAACATCATTGGTATATCAAACTTACCGTCACTATCATCTTTATAATTACCGTACACCATATTAAGTACATTTTGTTCTAATATTCTTGTTTGACGTTTGCCATTATCGTACTGCATATTTTCTCCTTAATGTCCACGTCTATTAGCATACTTCTGCATACCGTATCGTACAGCGTCAATACTATGGTTGTTCTCATCAGGATAAGCACTTATAAAATTACCCTCTCTATCCTGTTCGTATTCATAGTTGACAAATTCTCTATATGTAAAAGGACATTGTCTTTTGTCTATATAAATATGATTCAGACCTTGAAGCCATTTTATGCCGTATCGAACACTGTCTGGTCCTTTATCTGCCGCACGTATAAATGCTCCATATGCTTTAAAGTCAGCTACAGACTTTTCTTCCGCACTATCAGCAGTAACAAGTTCATCAAAGGTTAGTAATTTCTTTTCCTTATATAATA